TAAGAACCTTACTGGCAAGAAGGAATAGACTCTAGTCTAAAAGACTTAAAATCCAAGAGATGCCTGCGTAGGCGGATAACTTCTCTGATTGTTTAACACTAATAACAATGGGAGACAAATATGTCATCACAAATAACTACAGCATTTGTACAGCAGTATTCTGCAAATATACAAATGTTGTCTCAACAAATGGGATCGTTATTAAGAGACAAAGTTCGTCTTGAATCTGTTGTCGGAAAAAATGCTTTCTTTGACCAAGTTGGAAAAGTAACAGCTCAGTTAAAAACAAGCAGACATTCTGATACTCCACAGATCGACACTCCGCATGCTAGAAGAAGAGTATCTCTTGCGGATTACGAATTTGCGGATTTAATAGATCAACAAGATAAAGTAAGACTCTTAATAGACCCGACTTCATCTTATGCTCAAGCTGCTGCTATGGCAATGGGTAGAGCTATGGATGATGTGGTAATCAGTGCCGCTACAGGAACTGCATTTACTGGCGAAACAGGATCAACTTCAACTGTATTACCTTCTGCACAGAAGATTACAGAAAGTGGTACTGATGGTTTAACTATTGCGAAGTTAAGAACTGCAAAAGAAAAGTTCGACTTAGCAAGTGTAGACCCATCAATCGCTAGATTTATCGTGGTATCCCCAAGACAAATCACTGATCTATTAGGTACAACTGAAGTAACAAGTTCAGATTTCAACACTGTTAAAGCATTAGCAAATGGTGAAATCAACTCGTTCTTAGGTTTTAACTTTATAGTATCAAACAGACTATCTATTGCATCTTCTAAAAGATCATGTATCGCATTTGCACAGGATGGTATTACACTAGCAGTTGGTAAAGATGTCCAAGCTCGTATTGACGAAAGAGCTGACAAATCTTATGCTACTCAAGTGTACTACTGCATGAGCATTGGTGCTACAAGAATGGAAGAAGAAAAGATAGTTTCAATAGAAGCACACGAAGCGTAATAGAAGGAGAATAATTATATGGCAAATTCAGTACAAGCACAGAAGATTGCAAATGTTCCTTCAGAGAAAGTAAAGACTAATGAACTTACTGGTAGAGTAAGAGTAGCCTTTGCTGAATACGAAGCGAGTGCAGAGCAATCAACAATCAGTATGTTTAGTATACCAAATGGTGCGAGACTTTTATCAGGATCAGTAGCGTATGATGCTTTAGGATCATCTACTACTATCTCTGTAGGTTACGCAGCACACACTAAGTCAGATGGCACAACTGAAGCAGCAGATGTAGATCAATACAAAGCTGCGGCAGCGTCAACTTCTGCACAAAGTGTTGCGGTATTAGACACTATTGCATTAGACAAAAATGCAGTAACAGATGCGGACAAAGATGGTGTTCCAGTTACAGTTACATTAGCGGGAGCTAATGGTACTGGTACTATTCAGTTGCAAATGTTATATGTAATTGACTAATAACTAGAATTTTAGGGGAGGGAAGCGAGAGTGGAACTCCCCTAGAATGTATGAAAAAAATAAAAGATTTGAAAACTGTAATACATTTTAAAAAAGATAATTATGTATACAGATATGTGCTAGTAGATAGGTTCAAACATGATAGCAAATATCATTATGGCTTTGATACTAATGAAGAACGAACAGAAGCAGAAATATTTGCCTTAGAAAAAGATAGACACATAAGGCGTAAGTATATTATAAGGAAGTAGTATGGCATCAATAGTAGACATTTGTAATGGATCTTTAAATCAACTAGGTGCAACAACGATTGTTTCCTTAACAGAAGATTCAAAAAATGGCAGACTATGCAATGCTAGATTTACTCAAGTCAGAGATGCAGTATTCAGATCACATCCTTGGAATTGTTTACAAACAAGATTAGAACTTGCATCATCTACTACAACTCCTGCATGGGGTTTTAGTTTTAAATATGATTTACCCGGTGATTGTTTAAGATTACTTAGAATATTAGATTATGATTCAGATCATAAAGTAGAAGGTAGATCAATACTTTCTAACAACTCTTCTATGAAGATATTGTATATCTCAAGAGTTACAGACCCAAATCAATACGATGAATTATTAAGAGAAACATTATCAGCAGCATTAGCAGCAGACATCGCTTATGCAATTACATCTAATAATACCACACAGCAAAACATGATTGCTCTTTATCAAGAGAAGTTAAGAGATGCTAGATTTGTAGATTCTACAGAAGGTTATAATGTTACTCAAGAAGATGGAATGGCTGATGTGATAGATGCTGGTACATTTATAAACTCAAGGTTTTAGTAAATGGCTAGGGTAGCTGCACAACTTACAAACTTCACAGCAGGTGAACTATCACCTAGATTAGATGGTCGTAATGATCTATCTAAATATCCAGCAGGTTGCAAGACCCTCGAGAACATGGTTATATATCCTCATGGTGCGGCAGCAAGAAGACCGGGTACACAATTTATAGCAGAAGTAAAAACATCCTCTGCAAAAACAAGACTAATACCTTTTGAATTTTCTACAACACAAACTTATATTCTTGAGTTTGGTAATCAGTACATGAGAGTATTTAAAGACAAAGGTCAAGTGCTATCTGGTGGTTCAGCTTTTGAAATATCTACACCTTATCTTACAGCAGAACTATTTGATATTAAGTTCGCACAATCTGCTGATGTTATGTACATAACTCATCCCAGCCATGAAACAAAAAAGTTATCGAGAACAGGTCATACATCTTGGACATTAACAACTGTAGATTTTACTAATGGTCCATACTTAGATACCAATACATCAACCACAACAATTACAGCTTCAGCACAAACAGTAGGCACAGGAAGAACTTTTACTGCTAGTGCAAGCACATTTGTTTCCTCAGATGTTGATAGACTAATTAGATTTAGAGATGGTCATGCAAAGGTAACAGGATTTACAAGTGCCACAGTAGTTACTGTTCAAATATTAGTAGACACAGGATCGGCTACTGCTTCTACCGATTGGTCTTTAGGTGCTTTTTCAGACACCACAGGTTATCCATCTTGCGTAACCTTCTTTGAACAACGATTGGTATTTGCTGCAACACTTAACAATCCACAAACAATATACTTTTCAAAGTCAGGTGATTATGAAAACATGGATGCGAATATTGGCGGAACTGTGGCAGACGATGATGCTATTGTATATACGATTGCATCGAACCAAGTTAATGCCATAAGATTTTTATCACCAACAAGAACTTTAATTATTGGTACTGCGGGTGGTGAGTTTGCAGTTTATGGGGGTGGTGATAATGATGCGATCACTCCAACTAATATTATAATTAAGAAACAATCAAACTATGGTGGAGCAAATGTTGATGCTGTACCAGTAGCTAATGCTACTTTATTTTTACAAAGAGCTAAAAGAAAGATTAGAGAACTAGCATATAACTTTGATGTAGATGGTTATGTTGCTCCTGATCTAACTATCCTTGCCGAACATATTACTGAAGGTGGTGTTACACAAATGGCATATCAAGAAGAACCTTTATCTATAATATATGCGGTAAGAGAAGATGGTGAGTTAGTGGCATTAACCTATCAAAGAGATCAACAAGTAGTTGCTTGGCATCGTCATATCTTTGGTGGTGCATTTGGTTCAGATAAAGCTGTTT